CTCTCCGTTTCGTTTATTTTGGCGTTTAGCCTTTAATATCTAAATTGGTTTTCATCTTCAAGGTATTCGCCCATCAAGCCCTCTATATTCTCCAGAGACTGGATTTCATTTTCAGAAACCTCTCTGCCGGTTACTACTTTGAGCAATACCGCAACTACAAAAGCCAATATCTTTGTTTTTGAATAACATGCCTCCATATCTGCCTCCTGTGCTTATGGTTCATCCTTCACTTTGACTGGCGCGCCCTTCTCATACTTGTCGCAGTCTTCCACATCACATCCCCGGGTACGCTTCGTCCCGGATTTCAAAGCATATTCACATTTGATCCCTGATCCGTTTTTGGTATAAGCCGCCGCCCTGTATTTGCAGGTCTTGCACAGATGGCGGTCAGCATTCTTCCCCTTTGTTTCTTCCAGCCGCTCCCGGATCTTCTTAGCGGCCGCCCAGACCGTTCTGTATTTTATCCCTGTCTTTTCTGCGATCTCTGAATCAGGAAGCCCCTGCCTCACATAGGGCTCAATGATATCCCCGGCCGTCTTTTTCTCGGGCTTCACCTTCCCGACATCTTCTTTTTTCGTTCCCCTGTCTTTGCCAAGAGCCTGATCTGCTGGAGAGATCACCGTTTCTGACTCCCCCCCCTGGTGATTCCGTAAAAGCATTTCCCCGTGATCCTCTCCCGGTTCCAGCTCCACGTTGATAAAATACACCCCGTCTGCCGGAAGCAGGGTTGTGAGGTGTACGAACCTCATGCTGCCGTCCTCCATCCTCACGGCTGCCATTGTTTTTTTATTGCCATTCAGGAACGCCTTGAGCGTCTCCTCCCTTGTGTTCTCAACTAACATGGTTTTCTCCTCCACACACGAAATCCTCAGCCTGTCCTCCTGTTTTCCTCCCGGATCGCCTTGATCCTCGCCCGCAGGCTCTCCATGACCCATTCCTGCACATTGTCCTTTCGCCCCAGAGCCCGCATCACATCCTCATCCCTTGTCCCGGTACAGACCAGGTGGTGGACGATGACCCGTTCCTTCTGCCCCTGACGGTGCAGGCGCTTGTTCGCCTGGGCATACAATTCATAATTCCAGGTAAGGCCGAACCATACCACATGGTTCCCACCCTGCTGCAGGTTCAGGCCGTAAGCGCTACTCGCCGGATGTGCCAGAAGGATATCGATCCGGCCTGCGTTCCAGTCATCCTCGTCAACCGCATTCTGCAGCACCCGGACTCGAAGCCCTGTCTTTACCAATGCATCCAGTATCCGTATCCTGTCATGCTGGAAATTATAAAAAACCAGCGCCGGCTTCCCCTGCAGGGACTCCACCAGCTCCAGGAACGCCTCCACCTTGCACCCGTGTACCTCGTGGTAGTTCCGGTCATCGTCATAGATGGCGCCGTTCCCCAGCTGCAGCAGCTTGTTGCTCAGCGCCGCCGCGCTCGCCACACTGATCTCATCCCCTTCCTCCGGCAGCTCCAGGACCATCTTCCGCTCCAGCTCCCCATATGCCTTCCGGGATTTTGCGTCCAGATCCACCGGCACCTCATGGTAGGTGATCTCCGGCAGCTCCAGATAATCCTCCGCCTTCATGGAGATGCAGATATCCGAGATCTTTTGCAGGATGCTCTCCTCACTGCCGGGCTTTGCCTTGTAGTTGTAGATCACATCCGCTCCCCGGTCTCCTGGGTCAAAATACCGTTCCCGAAACTGGGTATACCTCTTCCCCAGCCGTTCCCCGTTGTCCAACAGGTAGATCTGCGCCCACAGGTCTTCCAGGCCATTGGGGGAAGGGGTACCGGTCAGCTCCACCATCCGGTCAATGTGGGAGCTTACACTTGCCAGCGACTTAAACCTCTTTGCCTTATGGCTCTTAAAGCTGCTGGACTCGTCCACCACAACCATATCAAAAGGCCAACTGTTCCGGTAATAATCTACAAGCCAGGTTACATTCTCCCTGTTGGTGATATAAAGGTCTGCCGGCATATTCAGCGCCCGGATTCGCTTCGCCTGGCTTCCCAATACAGTCGATACCCGAAGGATACTTGTGTGGTCCCATTTGTCCTTTTCCCTTGTCCAGGTACCTTCTGCCACCTTCTTTGGCGCGATCACCAAGACCTTACGAACCTGGAATCGGTTATATTTTAATTCCTTGACGGCGGTCAGTGTTGTGACCGTCTTTCCCAGTCCCATATCCAGGAACAGGCCCAACTTTTTGATCTGCAGGATCTTCTCGATGCAGTGCGCCTGGTAGGCGTGCGGCCTAAATTCCATCTTTCAACCTCTCCTCACATTCTGCCAGGAATCCCCTGACCTCCTTTTCTCCGTAAAGCACCCTTGCATCCTGCCGCATCATACGCAGCCGGTCGATCTGTACCTTCTGCAGGGCGGTCAGCCTCCCACGCTCCGCTTTCAGCTCCACAAAGATCGGGCGCTGCCCTGGAAGTATGACGATCCTGTCCGGAACGCCGTCATTCCCTGGGCTAACCCACTTATAAGCCCAGCCGCCCAGCTTCCTGATCCCGCGGACCAATATCATCTCAACCTTTGACTCTCGCATAGAATCCCCACCTTTCAACCTCAACACATTCTTCGTACACCGCGATTTTTCTAAAATCCTGCTACAACAAACACATAAATTTCCCCTATTATATATTTATATCAGGCGCGCCAGGCGCTATATTATATTCTCTATTTTATTTATTCTTATATTTATATGAGGTTTATGTAGTTATGTAGTTTTATAGTAGGAAGTGCCGTATTCATAAGGTTTTCACCGTATACAAATTCAAACTACATACCGGCTACAAACTACAAAACTCTATTTTTCCACAACTACATATCCAGAGACAACTACAATCCTTTTTGCCGGGTTATGTAGTGCGTTCATATCCCCTCTGCTGTCCATACACCCCAAACTTCCTCGGGGTTTTTATCCGCTCCCAGCCTGGCAGCCCGCTGAGGATCGAATTGATCTCACGGCTATCTGTTTTTTTCAGGAACTTCAAGTCCCCGTTAAAGCATTCCACCCAGATCTCCGCCGCGCACACCTTCCTGCGCTCCACAAGTTTCACTTCGTCCTGCAGCGGAAACCCGCCCGCATAGAACTGCCTCCGCTGCGTCAGCCCCAGGGAATCCCAGTCCGGCGTGATCTCCCGCTCCAGAAACTCCCGGATCTGTCCTTCCTTCTCAGATACCTCCCTGTGGCTGTCCTGCATCTCTTCCGCCAGCTTTTCTTCCTCCTTGGTCATGTGCAGGGGCTCCCCAAGCATCCAGCGCACATATGCCTCAGCCCATATCTGGTCCACCTCCTCCGGCAGATCATTCCAGATAGACCTCATTGCCGGGTAAATGCCGGTATCCACCGGCCAGAACCTCCGGTTCCCAGTCTTGTCTTTTAAAAATTCATGCTCGTTGCTGGTACCGAAGAACACGCACCGCCTCGGGTACCGGTCCGTATGGCGGCCATATGCCGCCCGGTAAATATCATCCGTCTTGCTCAAAAACTGCTTGACCGCATTGGTCTCCTGCTTGTTCATGGCCGTCAGCTCACCAACCTCGTTGATCCATGTTCCCTGGATGAGCTCCGCCGCTTCTTTCCCGTCAAAACTGGTCAGTGAATCCGAAAACCATTCCTTCCCCAGTGTACGAAGGAACGTGCTCTTCCCGATCCCCTGGGGGCCTGTCAGGATCGGCATGTTGTCATACTTCACCCCGCCCACGACAGCCCGTGCCACCGCAGCGCACAGGGATTTCCGTATGACAGCCCGGGTATAAGCATTGTCTTCCGCCCCTAAGTACACCCGCAGAAGGGTATCTACCCGTGCCCGTCCGTCCCACTGCAGGCTTTTCAGGTAGTCCCTCACTTCGTTGGTCTTGTTCTGGCTGCTCACGATCAGGAGGGCACTGTCCAGCTTTTCCCGCCCGGTAATCCCGTAGAACAGTTCCATATAGCTGTAAAATCCCGCATCGTCTACGTCTGTCCACCGGTGCTTCCCTTCTTCACTGTTCCATGGAAGGCTCCCTAAAGCCATCCCGCAGCAGGAAAATTCATCCTTCGTGATCTTCCCTTTTAGGTTCGGGTCGTTTTCCAGAATGATCACTGCATTATTGATCGTTTTCTGAATCCGGCCGTTCCCGTCATGTGTAAGCCGGCTGAGCCAGTCCAAGTCTTCTTCCCCGCCTTCCGGGATATCAAATGCAGCCCTTGCCTGTTCCAGGTTCTCCCGTGCCATCCGGTCCGACACAGCCGGATCTGAAGCCGCCATGCGCGACATTGCGGCAAAGGAAGGCAGCTTATTGACCGGTGTCCCTTCCTTGGCCTCCTGATCCTGGTCCCCGTACTTATGCAGGCGGACCAGGTCAAATGCATTTACCAGAAGTCCGGAGCATGGATCCGTCGCATGGTGGGAGTACAGAAACATATCCCCATCATACAGGATCGCTCCGCCTACTGTGGAGCCCCCTGTATAGGTATACCTTCCTGGGATGTCCGTTTCCTCATACATCCCAGGGATAAACCGTTCCATCGCCTGAGATACCGTATAAGTACGGCAAAATGCCCCGATGATCCCGCGCTTAGAAGCCGGATCTTCCTGCTTTGCCAGACGGCGCCGTTCTACCGCTTCGGTCCCCGGAACCTGCGGCCA